GCCCAACCATGTATTCAACACCTTGAGGGTCACCGGACCACTCGAGGCTCTGAACGCCTTCAAGGAGAAGGCACGGCACGACGACGACAAGTTCAGCTACTGGAACTTCAAGACCCCACCGCAGGAGTCGCTGGACTCTGGCGAGTATCACGCAACCAACGGCTTTGTTGCTGGTGAGCGCTCTGGAGACACCCCTAACAACTGGTATAACTTCAACAACCGAGAGTGGGGAACGAAGTGGGATGCCTACGATGTTTATGTCGAGACTGCCGCACCAAAGGCGTTCTACGCCCAGTTCTCGAGCGCATGGTCGCCACCGCTACCTGTGTTTGAGGCTATGACCGAGCAACACCCAGACCTAGAGTTCGACTTCTCATGGGAAGAGGAGCAGGGCTGGGGTGGCGAAGGCATCGGAGCTGGTGGTCACTTCTCCATTGTGAAGGAGTGGGACACCCCAAACTCTCACGCCGACTATGTCGAGCTGGAGAAGGAGTGCTACTGCGAGTCAGAGGACGACGAGGAGTATTGGTTCGACGACTGCCCTCGCAAGATTCTCGAGGACGAGGTGACTAACGACTAATGGCTAAGACAAAACTGCGTGACATCGAAATCTGTGTCGAGGAAGACACTCTGCAGGTCATTCCCTACAAGCTCCAGCTCAACCGAGAGGGGTGGCTAGAGGGTGACTATTCCGAAGAGGGGCAAGGCAAGGTCTTGTCAGTAGCCATGAACCGCAAGGACAACTACCCACTCATTGACTTTATCCTTGAGCGTAACCACACGCTTCGAGGTGAGTGGGATGGATTCTCAGAGTGGGATACCACCGAGAGGTTCTACCACACCGAAATCAACACCAAGCAGAAGATGCCACAGAGGCTACGCAAGTGGCTCGAGGCTATGCCAACCTACGAGATTAGGTTTCAGGCATGAAACTAAGAACCGCCATGGGGCATACGACTCGCATCCTGCGACAGCAACACGACTACACCCTTCGAGACCTTTCGGTGAAGAGTGGTGTATCGCTGGCACACCTTTCAGAGTTTGAGCGAGGTCAGAATGAGATTTCCTCCGAACTACTGGAAGCCCTCGCCAAAGGCTTGGGCATCAAGACATCAGACATCGTCCTAGAGGCTTACCGCCTGATTTTGAGGGAGGAACAGCGTGAAGCAAAGAGAGCTTCGGCTAGGACTAATTGAAGCCATGAAGGTCTATCTTGTGGAGCAGGAGATGGACGACCTACTGAACTGCTTCGAACTAGGAGACCCAGCTAACCCTGTGTTTCCACAGGATATCGAGAAAGCCATGGACTCGGCTTACTACTCGATGTCCAAAGCCTTGAAGGAAATAAGCCGAATCGCCGTAAGGCTGGGTTATCTCGACAAGGAGCAACCATACAATAGTAAATAACTCAAACAAAGGAGGGTCAATGGACATTGACTATGTAATCACAGGAGACTTCGAGGAGCTATCAGAGATGATGATTCCGGTAATGAAGGAGTCTCGCTTTCTATCCGACAAGCCGAATGTAGTGGCGTTTACTTGGTATCCAGTTACCGAGCAGACTCAATGCGTGGAGCTAGAGCGTACCCAGAAGGCAAGCAACGAGGAGATAGCGTTCCTAATCAGGGACTTGACATCTCTGTCAGTTGGTGTGTTTGAAGAGGGCAACCTGACGGAGATAATCACCTTGGAAGAAATCATGGAGGCGTAATGACAAAACTAACCCCACAAGCTGAGATGGCACTTAGGGAACTTCGTGCTAGAGATGTTGAGTATCGTGAGCGCAAGGCTCGGCTCGAGATCGAGTTGAAGATGGAGCTACAGGAGCGACTAAAGGTTCTGCGAGAGGAGCGCAACAATGCGCTGGTCTTGGCAGCTCAGGCAGGTGTGCCACGCACACAGCTCGGTAAAGCCATCGGCACTACCAACTACAAGACCGTTCAGGACATTCTCGCTGAGGCATCCCCAGCCTTAGTCAGCAGTGAACTTGGCTGGTCGCTACTCAAGACCGGAGACAAGAACCAATACACTCTACAGATTACTAATCTGGGCCATGCCAAGGTTAGTGGTTCTGCCGTGGTGGAGATTGTGGATGGCGACATCAACCTAATCTCTGGCGACGAGTTTGTAATGCCAGTTATCTACAGAGAAGGGTTAGCGCAAGATGTCATCGCAAGCGCTGTTTAGTTTCTTTCTGCTGTGGAGCGTTGTTTTTTCGGCGTTGATGTATGTGATTGTAAAGTTCGTCACATCAGAGAACAGAGTGGAAATTCAGCGGATTCACAACTACGACTACGACGAGGTTGAGCATGAACATTATTGGAGAAGTTAGCATGTGGGGCTTAGACAAGATCGAACTCGAGAATGACGAGCGCCTCTACAACGCTTACCTAGAGGATGTCGGGCTTAGCGACAAAGTAACTATCGGAGTCTCCATTTTCAAGGACGACTTCGAGGTGTTTGTCGATGAGGTTGGCAAAACCAAGGCTGAGTATTTCCTCAGCTTCGACGATGCCCTTCACTACTGTAAGGCAAGGTATCCAGGGGCAGAGTGGGATAATCTCGGATGAAGCCGTTTCCATTCCAAGAGCGTGACATTGAGAAGCTAATCGCCAACAATGGCACAGGGATTGTCGCCACTCAGGTGGGTGGTGGCAAAACCCTGATTGCCGTCGAGGTTGCCAAGCGACTCAAGACCCAGACTAACTTTGTGATTGCCCCTAAGGGGACGCACAAGAGGGCATGGGAGCGAACCATCCGCGAGCAGATTCCGAACGCCAGAGTTTGCTACATCAACTCCAGCGCAGATGGCAAGCAGGCATTCTTGGACATGAAGGCTGGCGAAGCTGGCTGGTATCTAATTAGCCCAGAGTTCTTTCGGAACATCCACTGGGCAGGTATCGAGCCAGACTTCGCCGTATTCGACGAGGTTCACCGAGCCTCGAACCGCCAGAGCAAAACTGCCAAATCCCTTCACACCCTAAAGGCGAAGCGTCGACTCGGAATGAGTGGCACTATCGCTGGAAACAGGATTGAGGGGTTTTGGGCAGTTCTGCGCTGGGTTTACCCAGAGGTTTCCGGTCGCAGTTTCTGGGCCTGGGTAGAGAAGTATTGCGAGACAAAGTATGACTTCTTCGCTGGCAAGATGGTGGATAGGGAAAAGACTCCAGGCGGAATCGTCAAGTCAATCCCTTGCTACATTCGCCACCTAAAGCGAGAGCGGTGTTGCGACCTGCACCCAGATGGCGTGGATAATGAGTTACCACCAGTGCAAGAGGAAATCCGCACCGTGGAGCTACTGCCAGCGCAACGCAAGATTTACAAGAAGCTCGAGAAGGATCTTTTTGTGTGGCTGGGTGAGAACCCACTAGCGGTCGATGCTCCAGTTGCGGTTCGCACTCGGTTGCGCCAGATTACGCTGGGCGTTCCCATGATTGACGAAGAGACCCAAGAAGTCACCTTCGCAGAGGATTGCGAGTCAACCAAGCTCAACGAGTTGTTCCAGATTATCTCTGACCACCCCGAAGGTGAGCAGATGCTAATCCTGACGCACTCGCAGAAGTTCGCCAGCGTGACAAAGAAGCGACTCGAGGCCAAGGGGCATACTGCATTCGAGTGGTCGGGTCAGGCGACCCAGAAGGTTCGAGACAAAGCGCTCGAGGATTTCATAGCTGGAGACATCCAGTTCATTGTGGCGGTTATCTCAGCGATTGGCGAGGGCACGGATGGATTGCAGGAAGCTGCGAACATCGTGGTCTGGCTATCGAAGGACGACAACCGACTGCTCAACGAACAAGCTGCTGGGCGACTCGATCGACGGGGCCAGAAGCGAAGTGTAATTAGCTATGAAATTATTGCGGAGGACACCTACGACGAAGGTCAATTTTCTAAACTGATTCAGGATAGAATTTTGATGAACGCAAGTCTTAGACCGAAGGAATAAAATGGCTCGATCCCCAGAAGGTTTAGACCTAGGAATTCAACCACAAGCCAGACTGGCTTGGGAGAAGTTGTGCAAGTTGCAGGATGACAATCCTGTCTACCCTTGCGCTGGGAATCCATGGCTCTTTACCGATACCGATTTTTTGACACTTGACGAATGCGAACAGTTGTGCCATGGTTGTCCTCTGCTGAAAGCTTGCTACGACTTTGCAATCGCTAATGACGAAAAGTTCGGTGTGTGGGGTGGAGTGAACTTTAGCATCAATGTAGACGAACTGTTTTAGGAGAAAAATGAATCTACTCGAAGCTCTGAGAATGCTTGCGCTGGAGGATGGAAGTCCGCTAGAGTGGCAGAAAGATGCTTTGTGCAACCAGACTGACCCCGAAGCTTTCTTTCCAGAGCGCTGGATGGAAGGCAAAGATGCCAAGATGGTTTGCGCCAATTGCCCAGTGAAGCAGGATTGCTTTGACTATGCCGTCAGCAATAATGAAGAATACGGCATCTGGGGTGGAGTAGATTTTTCAAAGAGAAAATACACAAAACGAATCAAACAAGGAGATAACAATGATTCTGGACACGAGGGTAAAAGAACTCGCACTGTCTCTATTCGCACAAGCGAGTTCCAGAGACTCACAGAAGAGGGTGGGAGCATCAGACTTCAGCGACCCATGCGAATACCACCTAGCAGGTAAGCTGGCTGGCGCTGAGCAACCAGCGTTCAAGTATTGGATGGGCGCAAAGATTGGAACTGCAGTTCACGAGTTCCTTGAAGAGCGCATCCCGACTTCAGACTTCGAGCTTTACCCAGAGTTCAAGTCGGCAGCTATCGAGCAGAAGATTCGCCTTGGCAACCTAGAGGGCTATGGCGAGATCAGCTCCAAGCCAGACCTAGCACTAATCGACAACCAGCACTTGATTGACTGGAAGACTTCTAACCGAAAGAAGTCCAAAGCGCTTCAGGCGGTTATCTTTGACGGCAAGGAAGACCCAGAGTCGCACTACACACTAAAGCGCTACTATGCTCAGGTTCAGGTGTATGCTTGGGGTCTAAACAAGAACGGCACTCCAATCGACGGATGCTCGCTTGTGTTCATCAACCGAGATGGCACTTACGACCCAGATGTTTGGACTTGGACTTTTGAATACGACGAGGACTTTGCCAATGGAATCTGGCACAGACTCGAGCGCATTTGGAAGGAGCTACAGAGCGGTAAGGACTTGGAAGAGTTCCCTCGCGAAGAGCACTGCTTCAATTGCAAAGTTTTTGAAAGTTAGACTTGACAACGACATTAGATGTGTTAGACTAATCGCCTAAGGAGGAAAACAAATGAGCGATTTTCCAAAACTGCCATTCGAGGCAGGTATCAAAAAAGCCGCACAACTGAATCGACCAAACTCGATTCTGGTGTATGGCGACCCAAAGCGTGGTAAGAGCTGGTTCGCTGCTTCTGCAGCCGAGGTCAAGGAGCTGGGCCCAGTCCTAGTTCTGGACACCGAGGGTGGCTCAACCGCAATCTCTCGTGACTGGCCAGATGTAGATGTTGTTGCAGCTGACACTCACGAGAAGTTCGACAACGCAATCAACGCCCTACTCGACCAGAGGCACAAATACAAGACTGTCATTATTGACACTCTTGGCGTTGCCATGGACCGAGCAGAGAAGTTCTTTGCCGAGAAGCCAGAGAACCGCAACAACAAGTTCGGCAAGTATGGCGACCTAAAGGTGTGGATCAACGACCTATCTCGCAAGCTCCACGCAGCTCCGTTCCTAGGAATCATTGTGGCTCACGCCCTTGATGAGAAGGACGAGAACACTGGTGGCGTGAAGACCATTCCGCTACTTCCAGGCTCTGCCCGCAACACCCTTCCATCTGTGCCAGACATTGTGGCTTACCTAACCACAGAGGCTGACGGAGATGGTAACATTCACCGAGTGATGTATCTTCAGTCCTCGGACAGACTTGTGTCTGGAAACCGCTTCGGACTACCAGGACGACTGGTAGACCCAAGCATGAAGAAAATCATGGATAAGATTGCTGAAGGAGGCAAGTAACCCTATGGGTATTACCATCAACATCGGCGCTAGCGACCTAGCACCAAAGAGTGACTACTCCCTGCTACCTGCAGGAACATACAGCACCACCATCTTCGACATCGAGACCCTTGAGGTCAAGAGCGGAGAGAACGCTGGCAAGCCACAGTTCAAGGTTCAGCTTCGTGTATCTGAGGGCGAGTTCGAGAACCACCGTCTGTTCACCTATGTTCCGCTTTACACCGGTAAGGCATTCTGGAAGACTCAGGCTTTCTTTGAGGCGCTGGGCTTCGACATGAAGGACGGCAAGTTTGCTGTTCCTGCTCCTAAGGACTTGATGGGCAAGGCCATCGGTGCAAAGGTCAAGATCGTCCCAGGTCTTGAAGGCGAAGAAAACAATGTCGCTGGCTTCGCAAAGGCTGGTGCAACCCCTGAGGCGCTAATCGCAAGCCTCGGTGGCAAGCCAGTATCCGAGTCTACTTCTGACCTTTGGGTTGAGGAGTAAGTCTCAAATGGGCACTCCTGAGCATGAGTCAAAACTGCTCTCCCCACCCCCTAATGGTTGCGCTGGAAGCTTCTTTCCCCCTTTCTGTGCTTCATTCTCCTCAGCGTTCGGGTTCGATTCCCGAGAGGGGGACAAAGGTAAGGCAGATGTTTTGCTAACTTCGACACTTAGCAAAATCTTCGACTACATCTTCGGCATCTGCCTTGCCCTAACTTCTAGGAGAGAAGATGCAACCAAGTGAATTTATCCCAGCGGTGCTGGGAGATGGCGCAGGATACGCCACCATTGTGACTAAGGACTCAAAGGGAGTCCCGACCGTCCAGAAGTTCTTCAGCTACCCTGACGAGGCTGAGGACATGATTGCCTACGCAGAGCGCTTCAGCGAAGAAGATGTTTACTTCTCGCCAATCCTCTACTACGAGGAGCGTCGCATTCGTGAGAACGCCAAAGGCGTTTCTGTCGTGTATGCCGATGCTGACACCTGCAACCCAAAGAACTTCCGCCTACAGCCATCGATTTCCGTGGAGACATCGAAGGACCGCTGGCACACCTACTGGGTGCTGGACATCGAGGCAGACCCACAGCGAGTTGCGAACATCGCCAAGAAGATTGCCTACGCACACAGAGACCAAGGCTGTGATGTGTCAGGCTGGAACCCGACCAAGCTACTTCGAGTCGCTGGCACTAGCAACTTGAAATACACTGAGAGCTTCCGAGTAACCGCAACGCATACAGGCGAGGTCTACACAATCGACGAGATTGAGAAGGCTTACGAAGATGTGCAGGTGGAGTCAGTTCCAGAACTGGCTAACCTGCCAATGCCAGAGCAGACTCCTGAGCTAATCAAGGTGCTGTCGAAGATTGCCAGCAACCGAGAGCTACTGTCGCTATACATGGAAGAGCCAAGCCCGAACGCCGACATGAGCAAGATGCTCTGGCGCTTGGAGCTCGAGCTGTTCCGCCAGGGCTTGAGTGCTGAGGAAGTGTTCACGGTTGCCAAGAATGCCAAGTGCAACAAATACCACCACCCATCTCGACCAAAGCGCCTAGACGCTGATGGCGACCTGTGGCGTGAGGTCCAGAGGGCACAGCAGTCGTTCAGCCAGACACAGACCATCGAGCCACTTGAGGACAACAGCGCAGACTTCGAGAAGAAGATCGACTTCCTGACTGCGTCCGAGCGTGGCCTTGTGGCTAGCACTCCGACCTTCATTGATAAGTATTGCGCTTGGACCAAGAAGAAAACCGACGGAGCTATCGAGTATCAGGTGGCTGGTGCGTTCACGATTCTCTCAGCCGCATTCTCTGACATCGGAGCAGCTGCACCAAAGTATGGCAAGATGGGTCTGAACCTGTGGTTCATGCTTCTGGGTGAGACCACTCGTAGCCGTAAGTCAACTAGCCGTAGCCTGATGCTGAAGATGCTGACCGCATACGAAAGACTCGTGGGCTACCAGATTGACATTGGCTCGAACGCCACAGGTGAGGCGCTTGTAAAGCACCTTGCAGGTCGTGACAAGATGACATCCCTGTTCCACCGAGACGAGGTGCAGGGTATGTTCAAGGAGTTCGTGACCAAGACTTACATGGCTGCAGCCGCTGACCAATACACCGAGCTGTATGACGGCAAGGTTCCGGTCATGCTCCGCTCGACTGGCGCAAACACAGGCATCAAGGCGTTACAGACCGACCGAGCTGAGACCAACTTCATTATGTATCTCATGGGTATCACCAGCAAGGTCGCTGAGATTTTGACTGTGGACTACTTCCGCTCTGGCTTCCTAGCCCGATTCATTTATGTGGTTGCAGATGCCCCAGAGCGCACAAGAGAGTCCGAGGACCTACAGCAGGCTACCGAGTATGCCAACTTCGTGCAGGACGACGAGATGGAAAAGCTGGTTCGTGAGATTTACGAGTCCGCTGTCTGGTGGCAGAAGAAGGGTGGGCCATTCCCACGACCAATCTTCATGTCGCAGGAAGCACTCGACCGCTTCAACCAGTTCAAGTGGGAGATGGGCGACTACACCAGCGGACACCCAAACGAGGAGTCCATCGAGCCTAGCCGTCAGCGTCTTGCACTATCGGTATGGAAGATTGCAGTCCTGCTAGCCATGTATGACCGCTCAGAGAGCGTCGAGCTAGTGCATGTCTTGATTGCCATTCACTACTCCGAGGGCTGGTTCACCAACCTTGTGCGCATGGCTGGAGCTATCTCAGCTTCTGAGTGGCAACGAGAGGTCGACTCGCTAGAGAACCTGATTGCAACTAGAGGCGGTCGTATCCGCTACGAAGAGGCATTCAAGAAGTTTGGCGACAAGAAGAAGAGAGAGTTCGACGACATGATTGAGTCCCTGCACTCGCAGGCTCGCATCAATGTTGTGTTTGAAGGCAATAAGAGATTCTTGGAGACTGTATGAACCAGATGCAAAGGCTAGAGGTGCTTAGCACCGCAATCTGGCTGAGGGATAACGCTGAGAAGCTGAGCAAGCAGGAGATGCTGGCCAAGCTGGTCGATCTCTCTGAGTATGGCATCCTGTCAAACAGGCAGATGGCTAAGATTGTGCGGAACAAGGTTAGCCACACAACTATCTCTCACAAGACTCAGAAGTCTGCAAAGACTGGCGGAACTCTTGCGCCAGAATCTTTGGAGGACCTTCGTGATGTGCTGTTTAGCAAAGAACGCAAGGCGATAGACTATGAGGCAGTTGCCAGAGCGGTTCGCAAGGGAACTAGCCAGAACATGATTACCAAGCTGACTGGGGTAAGCCAGTCCTCGATTAGCAGAAGGATGAACCATGCCTCCTAAGAAGAAGCCACAGGCTCCAACTCAGCCAGTCGCAAGCGCCGATAAGCTAAGTGGTATGTTTGGCTGGTGCTTGATACCACAGCACGACATCTGCCCAGGCGATGCTCCTAGCATCAAATGCTCATGCCACTGCCACACCGAGAAGAAAGTAGAGAAGAATGAGCCAGCAGCTCCAGGAACTGATTCATAGGTCGTCCCACATTGCGTTCTACTCAGGAGTGAGTGCAGAGCGCCAGCGCATTATCAGAATCTATAATGTAGAGACTGGACATATTGGCAAGACTCACTATGAAGGTATTGAGTGTGGGCATTGCGACTTTATTGAAAAAGTGCTAGAGGATACAGAGATCAATGATTAGATTCGTGCATCACAAGCCTAATCGCCTTCAGGTAACCAGATATTACGGCATCTTCTTCGAGTCACACCCAAAGCGCAAGGCGCTTGACATTTACTTTGGCAAGCATGTCTTTGTATTCTGGATAGGGAGTTCATACATTGGCTGACACACCAGAAGACAAGGATAGAAGAAGGCGTTTACTTCGAGAAATCTGGAGCCTTGAAGAAGAAATGGAGCTCCATAATAAAGAGTTGACTCCTGAAGAGATTGTGGCTATTGTTAAGCAGGTAAGAAAAGAGATGGCCGAGGAACGCCGAGCAAAAGGAGAGTAGAAGTGAGTGACCCGCGTAGAGCTGAAGTCTGGGGCAAGAAGTCCGAGATTGCTGACCGCACCCTAAACGAACGCAAGTATTGCAAGGTTTGTGATTACTACTACTCTGAAATGTTTACTTGCCCGATCTGCTACGGAGCATACCGAGAAAATGAACGGATTATCGAGCTGCTAGAGAGCTATGCTCAAAAGGAGCTGGAGAGGCTTCGCAATCCAAACACAAAGATTATGACCGAAGAACACCTTGCCTATTATGAGGGTCTTTTGGAAGCTATGTTTCTAATCAAAGGAGAGCAGAAGTGAGGAGCTGGCTAAAGGCTCTCACCTGTGTATTCAAGGGGCACAGGATCGAAGTCGGGCCGGCTTGTCCGGTCACAGGAATCAAGCGACTGACTTGCACTCATTGCGGTAAGGACAACATGCCAAAGCACGATAGAAAGATGAGCTTCAACTAATGGACATGGTGAATCACCCGAGTCACTACACTAGCCACCCATCTGGGATCGAGGCTATCGAAGTCACTCGCTGGATGAACTTCAACCTCGGCAACGCTATCAAATACATTTGGCGAGCTGGCTTGAAGGGCGACAACCAGAAGCACCTGGAGGACCTTCGTAAGGCAGCTTTCTACATCAACGATGAAATCGAAAGGCTAAAAAAATTAACCAAGTAAACCTATTCTCACAGAAGGCAGACTTTGAGTTCGTCAAAGAGGACGAAGAGGCAGTCATGTATCACGCCGTAAAGTGGCAGTCTGGGCACAGGTATCCTCTAGCCGCGATGTGCTTTCATCTAATCCAAAGTCAGCAAAATGAAGATTCTTAGCCTAGATCCAGGTGGCACTACTGGAATTGCACAGATAAGCTATTCCGAATCCGAAGCCCCAATCCTTGACTTTGTCGAACAGGTCGAGGATGGGCTTTTGGGCTTTCTGGGCTGGTGGAAAGCTCGTGAGTCTCACGACTGGGACATGATTGTCTGTGAGGACTTCGTGCTCAGACCAAGCGTCAAGTTTCCGGACCTATCGCCTGTTTACATTATCGGAGCGCTAACGGCTCTGGTTGGCATTGTGGCTTTGCAGTCCCCATCAATCAAACCATTGTGCAATGATGAAGTGCTAAAGCGCATGGGATTTTATACCAAAGGAAAACCTCATGGCAATGATGCTACACGTCACGGTATAATATATCTAAGGCATCAAAGACACAAGCCAACATTATTGAAAGGCTGGCCTAAGGAAGATTGATGAACATTTTTAAAGAAGCTGAAGACGGCAAGTATAGCCCTCCGCAAGGCGTTCAGAATGCTGCTAAGCGAGCACTTAAGTGGATCGCTGACGGCAAGGCCGGTGGAGGATTCACCTCAACTGGTCGACGTAGGGCTTCTCAGCTAGCTTCGGGCAAGGCCGTTACAAGGAACACAGTTGCAAGAATGAAGTCTTACTTTGCTCGTCACAATGTGGACAAGAAGGCAACTGGCTTCAATGCTGGTGAAGAAGGATTCCCGTCTCCAGGTCGCGTCGCATGGGACGCTTGGGGTGGGGATGCAGGGCAAGCTTGGGTCAACCGAATCAAGCTAGACTAACCGAAACAGGGCGCATGAAAATCCTATTCCTGGACATCGAGACCACTCCAAACCTCGCATATGTGTGGGGCTTGTGGAATCAAAACATATCAATCAACCAAATCGTAAACTCTACTGAGATGCTGTGCTTCGGCGCTCGCTGGTATGGGCAGAAGAAAGTTATCTTCAAGTCTGTTCACCACGACGGCAAGGAAGCCATGCTTCAGGAGGTTCACCGCCTGCTCGACGAGGCAGATGTTCTAGTCGGTTGGAACTCAAAGGCATTTGACTCCAAGCACCTGAAGCGTGAGCTTCTGGAAGCTGGAATGCTACCACCATCGCCCTACAAGGAGATGGACTTGATGCTGGCGGTAAAATCCCAGTTCAAGTTCCCAAGCAACAAGCTCGACTATGTTTCCCAGACCCTAGGCGTTGGCCAGAAGGTAAAGCACTCTGGCTTCGACCTGTGGCTCAAGTGCATGGCAGGGGACAACAAGGCTTGGGCTGAGATGAAGAAGTATCAGATTCAGGATGTAGACCTGCTGGTCGATCTTTACGAAAAGCTGAAGCCTTGGATTCCTGCACATCCAAACAAGCAGCTCTACGGCAAGCAGGATGGGTGCGTTGTGTGTGGTTCTACGCACCTGCAAAGCAGGGGCTATCAAATGACTGCGACCGGAAAGTATCCGAGATACCAGTGTCAGGACTGCGGTAAATGGCAGCGTGGCAGTAAGTCCGAGGCGACTGGAGACAAGCGTGGGATTCTTTAGAAGGTTATGGCTCTTCTTCAAGATAGAGAAGATGAGCAGAGAGATGCTTCACGATGAGACGTTCTCGGAAGCAATCGAAGACGGCTATCAATACTTTGACACCATTGTCTATGTAGACGAAGAGACTGGCGAAACTTTCTCAATAACTCTAAGCTGCACCTGTGGCGATGCTGTGCACATTTTGTACATGGATGATGACTATGACCCAGCGCTCCCGCACTTTGCTTGCGAGCATTGTGATAATGTCTGCAGGCTAAAAGGCTGCGAACAATGTCTGGTTTACAGCAAGATGGTTGATGCCAGAATTGCTATGGAAGAGCCACCGCAGCAATAGCCGCTAGAACAGCGATAACCGAGAGTGCCAGCGCAAAGTTTTCACGAACCGTGCTCCTCTCGGTTTTCAGCTTCTGAATTTCCAGCTGCATTTCGCTAATTGCTTCATCTTGAGCGTCAGACTTTTTGTCTAGCCTGTCAATTGATTCACGCACAGACTTGATACCTTCCTCGATTCGCCCAATTGCTACTAATACTTCAACCCAGTCTCTATTTGACTCAGACATCTTTGTTTTTTCCATCCTTGTTAAATAGGCTGACAATTAATTGAAATACAATTGTACCAAGAATCATCCAGCCAACGACCTCACGAGCGAAGCCCTCTAGCACAATCCAAGCTACAAACATTCCAATCAAAGTCCATCGATCTTCAAAAAGACCTTCAAGAAATTTCTTCATTACTTTACCCTTCTAGATGCGGCTACTGCTGCAGCCTGCGCTGCAACCTGTGGAACAATTACGCCCGCTACTAAAGCCTCCTGCGCCTGTTCTCTGGCCTCTGGAGACATGTCAAGGCCGAGTGAGGCAATCTTTTCTACTGCCTCAGAAACTGCTTTTACTACCTGCTGAGCCGCAACAGCTACATCAATTTGTGGGCTTACGCTTTGTTCTTCCTGCTCAGGCTCTTCGGTTACAATAGGTTCAGAAACTGTAGACTCTTCTTCTTGGATTGGAGCTGGCTCTGGCTGCAAAGGTATTGAAGGCTGTTCAAACACTGGCGGAAGTGGCGTTGGCTCTGGTCTCGATGGGGTCGGTGATGGTGATTCTGTTACTGGTTCTGGTAGCACTGGGGACTCGCTAGGTGATTCGCTCGTTGGCGATTCTGTCAGCGGCGACTCTGTTGCTGGCGATTCTGTTCCAGGGCTTACCGTTGGCTCTGGCGATGCTGATTGTGTTG